GGGTCCGTCGCGTCGATCTCGCCGAGATCCTGCCGCTTGAGGCCCGCGGACGAGCCCTTCGGGTAGATCCCGTACACCTTGCCCGGCTCCCAGTTGATGAGCCAGATCGAGCGGTTGGTCACGCCCGAGTGGGTCGCGGAGGTGAACATGTAGCTCGACGCCACGTAGCCCGACGCGCCGCCGTAGCGCGGCGAGAGCCCGTGGATCCGGTCCGCGTTGGAGTACGTGGACTCGTAGAAGACCGCCGTCGCGAACCCCTGCGACATCATCTCGATCTTGCCGGTCTCCTCGGTCAGCCGGTTGGCCGCCATGTTGCCCGGCATGTCCACGTCCACCTCGGCCCGGTCCTCGATCATGCCCGTGGACTCGATGAACGTCTCGCTGGAGGTCTTCGTCAGCGAGACGCCACGGTTGATCGAGCGCCACTGCATCGAGGGGAGGCCGGTGCGGTACGAGATCTGGTGCCCGGTCTCCAGGTTGCACTCGACCCAGGGGATGTCCTGGAGGAAGTCGAGCTTCTTGTTGAGGATCTCGGCCATGGGCCGGACCTCACCGTTGGGGCCCATCCGCTGGAGGACTTCCGCCAGCGTCAGCCTGCCAGTGTCAGCGAGAGTTGCCATGATTCACGTCTTCCTTTCTTGCTACGATCTGTGGTGCCCTGGCTACTTCTTGAACATGCCGGGGCTGTTGGGGTACGCCTCGTGCAACTGCTGCTCCAGGCTCGGCTCGCCGCCAGCGGCGGGATCGGCCCCGGGGAGCTTGTCCTCGGAGATCGACTTCCCGATCTTGGCGAACAGCCGGATCACCTCGACGTGGTTCCCGAGACCGCTCCGGGCGAGAAGCTCCTTGAGGGCAGGCGAACCCACCCGATCGAGAGCCTTCTTCGCGACGGCGAGGTTCTGGTCGAAGGCGGCTCCGCCGACTTCCTTGTCGGCCTTGGCCTCCTCCGCCCACTTCGTGGTGATCGCGACCTGCTCCTCGGCGGCGCCCTTCACCATCTCGCTGTAGAAGTCGGCGATCTTCTGAGCGCCTTCGCTCTTGAGGCCGATCTCCTTGGCGAGCTTGGTGAACTGCTCCACGCGAGACTGCTCGAACGACACGCCCTCGGCGAACTTCACCTTGATCTCCTCGGGCGCCGCAGGCACGGCAGGCTTCGCCGGGTCGGCGGGAGGCGGCGCTGCCGGATCGCCCGTGAGGACGGTGGCAGGCACAGCCGGAGCCGCAGGCGCCGGAGGCGCTGCGGGTGCCGCACCCGGCGTCGCTGGGGGCTGAGCCGGGGCGGGGGTGGCAGGCGCCGGATCGGGCGCCATGTAGAACGTCGGCAGGTTGAGGAACTTCATGAGTCTTCTCCGATCTTGGGTTCGTCACGGATCTGCGAGTTGTACTTCAGGTCCCGCATCCGCTCCGTGATCATGAGGATGTAGGACTCGGTGTGGTTCTGCTGAAGCTCGAACGCCATGTCGGCGCCGATCTTGCGCTGCCCCTCGTGCTTGTAGATGCCGCTGTCCTGCGCGAGATACACGTCCTGGAGACCGCACCTGTCGTAGATCAGACGGTACAGGACCCGCCGACCGGCGGGGGTGGACATGACGGCGGCCATGTCCTCGCGCGCCCGGAGGGCTTCGCGCACCTCTCGGTTCTTCTCCTTGGCGAGTCGTCCTTGATCGACGGTCTGGTCGCGAGCCATCGGTTACGCCCTCCCGTACGCGGTGCCCGCAGGCGCCATGCCGGTGCCTGCCAGGAGCCGAGAGAGGACCGAATCCTGGCCAAGCTGCGCCTGCGACGCCGCCTTCGCCGCGTCCGCCCCGACCGCCATCGCCTCGCCCTGCGCCTTCGCCTGCTGGGCCTGCGCCGCAGCCTGACGGAGTGCGTCGATAACCTCCTGCGTGTTGATCTCGTCGGGGGATACTCCCAGCATCTCGGCGTAGTTCTTCACGATCTTGTCCCAGTTCGGGATGTCGAGCACCTTCGGCACCGCCGCCGACAGCGATCCGACGAAGGAGGCGAACCGCTCCACCGCCGCCGTGCCCAGGAGCTTCTGGGCCTGCGCCATGATCGAGATGTACTCGATCTTGATGCGCTTGCCCAGGAGGGTGGGCGGAGGCATCGGGATCTTGCCCGCCCTGATCAGGATGCGGAGGATGCGGTTGTGGAGCGGGTCGAGCACGTCGTCGGTGTCGCGGGTGACGACCGGGCCCAGCATGAGCATCTTCTCCTGACCGATCTCGGACACCTCGGTCGCCGTCAGCGGCTGCTTGCCTCCGCCGTTCTTCGTCCGCATGAGCATCGCGAGGAACAGGTGGACGTAGAACGTCTCCTGGATCCGCTGCTCGTGCTCCCCGATGGTGTCCTTGGCGGCGGCGATGGCGGTGCCGTCGATCTTGATCGCAGGCTCGAACTTCGCGCTCTGGGCCGACTCGTCCACGTACGACACGTCGCCGGGAAGGAGCGACAGCCGCTGAGTCTTCGCCGAGATCGGGGCCTTCATCGGCGGGCGCACCGTCTTGTCCACCGCCTCGGCCTTGCGCTTCTCCAGGATCTGCATGCCCTTGTTGTCGCCCAGGCAGTCCATGGCCGGGCAGGCGGACCCGTAGATGTCCTCGCCGATCACATCCCAGCGGGCGACGAAGAACGGCTGCTCCTCGTAGCCGCTCTTGCGCAGCGGCTTGTCCCAGTCGGCGGGGGCGTCGATCTCCCACCAGGAGGACTTGAACGGCATGTTGAGGTTGTCGATCTTGCCCGTGTCGCGGTTCACGTTGGGCTCGACGACGTGCAAGACGTTGATCCACTCGTCCCACTGCCCGCGATCCCACTTCTCCTTGGTGCTCTGGTACACGTTGTCCTTGCCGAACTCGCGCACCACCTGCTCCACCGTCATGGAGAACTCACGGTAGATCGTATCCACCCGCCCCTTGCCGCTCGACGCGAGGCAATACTGCCCCAGCGGGAACACGGTGGCGCGGATGTCGTCCTCGAAATCCTCCTCGACGTAGATCGTGGCGGTGGCGAAGACGCCCTGGAGGAACCACAGTTCGTGGAGCTTCGGGTAGATGTTCGACCTGGCGATCGCGGCCATGACCGCCTTGTGCGCCATCTCCGTCCACTCGATGTCCTCCTGAGTGGCGTTCTCCATGTCCTCCGGGACGTACCGCGTCCAGGGCCGAGCCGGGGAGGTCTCGCCCGCCATCTTGCCCGCCGCCAGGATCCGCGCCGCGCGAGTGGCCACGTTGTTGATGATCTTGTCGTTGCGCTTCGTGCCCTTGTTGCGATCGGTCTGGAGGTAGCGCAGTCGGCGCGGCAGGACGAAGTCGTTGCAGTCCTGCCAGTGCTCGATCCAGGACTCGCGCTCCGTCTTGAGGTTCGTCAGACGGCTCAGGCAGCGACGGCGCTCGCTGGGCGTCTCGGTCTTGGCGGGCTCGGCCATTGATCAGTCTCCCAGGAGGGCGGACTTGCCGCCGAGAAGGGTGGCAGCCCCGATCGTGGGCTGGTTCGTGTCGCCTCTCGCTCCGGTCAGCCACGTGGACTGCCGCCCGGCGAGGCCAAGCTGGCGGCGCCGCTCCGCGAGCTTCGCGTTGCGGATCGCTTCGTCCTGCATCTCCGGGGCGGGCGGGGGCGCGCCCGGCATGTCGGGCATGGGCGGCTTCTTGGTGGGATCGAGATCCTTCCACCAGTCGTATTTCCAGAACGGCTTGTACGGCTTGAACCCGCCGATGCTCCAGTTGGTCGGATCGTAGTCGCTCGCTGAGCCCATGGTCACTCCTGGTACGGATCGTATTCCGTGATCAGACCGCCGCCTCGCCCGGTCTGGTGGATGGCTGCGACGGTGGACGCGGGGATGTCGGTCTTGATCACCACCGCCTCTGCGAAGGTCATGCAGTAGGCATCGAAGATGTCGGGCGATCCCACGCCACGCGCCAGCATCTTCTCCTTGGACTCCAGCTTCATCTGCCCCCGGCCGTTCCACTCGATGTTCGGCGCCGTCGCCTCGCCCACGAACTCGCTGTCGTTGGGGAGTGCGATCGCAGGCTCACCGCCCGAGCCCTTGATCTCCTGGGCGGCGTACCACGCACACTCGGTGCGACGATCCACGAACCGCTTGTCTCGGGCGGGCAGACCCCCGTTGAACATCACCACCGGGAGGTGGATGGCCCGGAGGTGGTCGGCCACCGGTCCGCCGATCCCAACGGAGTCCACGAAGATCACGTCTGCGGGCCAACGGCTGAACTCGAACGCCACCTGACCGGCGAGGTCGTTGGAGTCGGCGAGGCGGTACTTGAGGAACGGGAAGATCGCAGCACCCTGTCGGCGGGCGAGCACGCTGCGGTCGCGGGAGACGGAGCGAGCCACGTCGAGCGCCATGACCCGGTTGTATCTGCGCCACGCCTGATCCGGCACCCAGATCTCCATCGCCTTCCGCACGATGTCGGGGCCGAGGAGCTTGTTCGATCCGATGGGCGGGAACTTCCCGAAGACGTTGACGAGCACCCACGGGTTGTCGCGGCCGTAGGTCTCGATCATCTCCCGGGCCCACTCCACGCTGATGCGCGGGGCGCGCTTGGGGTCGTCCGGGTCTCCCGTGATCTCCTTGATCCACCAGTTCTTCGCGTCCTGCGTGCAGGCCCAGCCGAGGCACCCGTCGAGCGTGTCGGGGTTGCCCGCCTGGAAGGTGATGTGCATCTCGTCGGTCTTGCCCGACGGATCGAAGGTGGAGTGGTGGGCGACGGCGGCCGAGAGCACGGCGACGGGGATCCCGCCGGACTCGTCGATTAGGATCATCGTGTTCTTGCCGTGGAGCCCGGCGAGCGTCGCAGCCTGCTTGGTCTTGTCCGCGTCCTTGGGCCACGTGCGGACGGAGCAGAACCACGTCTCCTTGTGATCGCGGGCGTACATCCGCTCCGCGTCCTTCTGGAACATGGCCATCAGCATCGGGCTCTTGTTGAGCCACGTGCTGATCTCGGGCCAGAGGTTGTCCTTGAGGTTGTCCTCCGTGACCGACGTGACGAGGATCTTGGGATGCTCGAAACACGTCATGAACCAGAGGATCACCCAGGCGAGCAGGCAGGTCTTGCCAGGCCCCTTGCACGCCTTGAGGCAGAACTTGTCGAACGCATCCGGCTTGCCCTGGACGTAGTCGCCCAGTGCGATCAGGGCGTCCATCTGCCAGAAGTCGGGCTCGCCGTGCAGCACCTCGCGCACGTACTCCCACGGGCGCAGGCGCCAGCGGGCGAGGTTCATGATCGACTGCTCGATCTCAGGCGAGATCGCAGATGCTGCCGGAGGGGCGACTGGCCGCTCGACGGGCGTGGGACCCCGCGTGATCCCGACTCCCGGAGTCGTGGCCAGTCGCCCCTCCATCACGGCCGTGCGGACCTCGCGCTGAGCAGGCGAGGCGAAACCTTTGGCGGGCGTGGGCCCTGCCACGAGTTCGATCGCCTTCTTCTTGCGCTTGGTCGCCTTGGCCATGATCACTCCGCCTTCGGCTCGGCGGGAGCGGGCGCAGGATCTGCCTTCATCTCCCGCGCCTTCGCCGCCGCCTGCGAGACCAACTGCTCCAGCGTGAGTGCGCCTGTGATCTTCGACTCCTTCACCAGCGGATCGCAGACCTCCTCACGCACGGCGATGGACGCCTTGAGCACGGCATTGATCTTGTCCTTGCTCACCTTGCCCATGAGCGCGTCGGTCATGCGGGTGAGTGCGATCTCGCCCAGCGTGGTAGCGCCGTCGCGGGCATCGTCCCCACGGATGTCGCCCCGGATGCGGAACCCGCTGCGACCCAGCTTCGTGGCTGCCTCCAGGGCGCGCGTCTCGCGCAGGTGCCTGATCGCGGCACGTTCCGTGTTGCTGATGCCCAGGTTCTTGCCCGACTCGCGCAGCGTGGTCCCGTCGTTCATGCGCCCGTTCTCACGCGACATGCGATCACGTTCCTCTTTCGGAACGAGATCCTTGGGGTCCTTCTTACGATGGACGCGGCGCCCAGGGTTTCGGCCATGTTCACTCATAGTGAACTCCTTTCCAGAATTCTGCGCGGCGCGGAGCGTGGGGCCCCGGAGCCAGGCGCGTGGCAGAAAACCCCGGGGGCCTTGGGGTCATCACCGATCGTGAAGTCGCGGGGTGTGGTCGAAGGCCCAAGATCGAAGGGCGAGGCCCACGATCAAGGCCCCGCGTCCCGTGTGCTTCGATCTGTGCCCAACGTCCCAAGATCGCTGTCCTTTCGTCTCTGTGCGCTGCACACCTTGCCCCGGATACCGCGCGCCCCGCTCCCTGGGCAGCGCCCGGATCCCGTGATTCACGCGCTGGCAGGTACTCCCCGGGGAGTCAAGCCTTTCGGGGCCGGAATGATCCCGTTACAACGGCCTAGAACCGTAACAAATGCGTAACATCAAGCCAGGCTTACAAAGTTACGGAGTTACAGATCTTTTCTAGAAATAAGAGTTAGAGGGAAAAAGAAATAGAGTTAGCACGTGTTTTCCATAAGAGTTTTCAAGTCACTGTAACCTGTAACACGCACCGGCAGTGAACCACATTTCGCTTGAGCCCCAGGCCCAAAGTGCACAGTTACGCACTCTCCGTGAATCTGTAACATTTCCGTACTCTCAGTACGTTTTGCCGATCGAATTGACCAATGGTGTATCCCACATTGTGCGATAACACTCCGCAAGGCAGGCTTTCGGGCCTCGCCCCGCGCTCTAAGCCCAAAGCCCCGCGAACCGCGCCCCGAGATCGCCGCTTGACCGAAATCAAGCGGTGATCACGCGCTCGGGGTGCGTAGAACCTTACGCACTGTTACCTTTCGTTCGCACTTCCTAACTGCCCGTAAGCATTCGGCTACTGCCTCGCTCGGGTGAGAAGCGACCTTCGCAGCGCTCGCCGCTTGCGAACGTCCTTACAGGTAGTTAGGAAGCGGCACGGCGGTTGCTCATACTCGAATCGCCGACGCAACGGAGCGCCGGTAACCCGAAGCACCCGGAGAGCACTGTATGGCCGCCAAGTCTGTCACCATCCCGCTGGACCACGTCTACACCTCCCGCGCCGGGGAGATCACCGTCGCCCAGGCCCTGGCGTGGGTCGAGAAGCACGCCACGTCCGAGGACGAGGACGGGAACGTGAGCACGTACACGCCCGGGGACCTGATCTGCTACGCCGTGCGGCGCATGATGGCCCTCGCGTCGGACAACCGGCGCGTGGCCCGGAAGGTCGCCCCCGCCCGCATCTACACCCCCCGGACCGAGGTGGACGGGGCCGCCAAGAACGCGGACGCGGTCAAGGCCGCGGCGCGCGAGATGTTCGCCAAGGCGCTGCACATCTCGGCCGCCGCTCCGGCCCCCAAGGCGCGCAAGATCGCCAAGGCCCCCAAGGCCGCGAAGCCCGCCCCCGCCAAGGTCGCGGACAAGGTCAAGGCGAACGAGGCCCGGATGGCCGAGATCGAGGCCGCGCTGGCCGCCAAGGCCAAGGCCCCCACGGTCCGCAAGGCCGCGAAGCCCGCCGCCTCGCACAAGCGCCCGGACCTGTCCATGGACCTCCGCCCCGTCGCGGACCACATCCCCGGCGCGATGCCCGCCCCCGCCGCGAAGCCCGCGACGGTCGCCGAGATGATCCTGTCCCTCGACCTGGAGTAGCAGCGCCACCCCGCCGGTAGGCCGGAACCCGGGTTCGATCCCCGGGCGGGGCTTGCAGCACATAGCAGGGGCGCGCGCCAAGCGCACACGCGAACGACGCCGCCAAGGGTACGCTAGACCCGCAACGTGGGGCCACAAGCCCCCGACGCGAAGCCCAACGGGCGAGGTGCGGAGGGTCACGATCTACGGCCGGAATGGTGCCGGGACGGCAGCTTGCCCAAGGGAGTGAAACGCGAGGGATCGCCCCGTTCGCAAGGCCGGTTGAGGCCAGCGGGCGCGACGCGCGGAGTGGAGCCCTTGGCGCAGCGGACGGCGTAGCAGCGGGATCCCCAGGACACGTGCGCGGCCGAAAGGCGAGGGAGCACGTGCCAAGGGCAGGGGCCCGCACGCCGCGCACGTGAGGCTAGACCGTGCGCCGCGAAGCCCCCGCGAGTGAGACGCGGGGCCCTACAGGCGGCGCCCGCTCGTGTGTGTTCTTGACGTGCGCCCCTGCTATGCTGAACCACGGGAGGAGCACATGATCCCTGAATACGTCCCGGAAGCCTGGGAAATCGAAGACATGGACCGTGCCCGCAAGGTGCGGGAGTACGTCGAGAGGGAGCTTGCGGAGATCCCGATCCGCGAGTACGTGCAGGACAACCGGAAGGTCCCCAACGTGGGAGAGGAGCGTTGATCATGCAGGTCTACGGGCAGACGATCCTGGGCAAGACGGAGCGCAAGGTCAGCGGCAAGCGGTACTCGCGCACCCCGGACCGGCGAGGCGGAGAGCGCAGCGACGTGCGGATCAGCCTGCGCCGCGAGGTCAACATGCGCCCGGTGGCCGAGCCGAGCATCCCGATCCGTCCCCTGGCGACGAGCGCGCGGATCTACGTGACGCCCGCGTTCACGTGCCCCAAGGGCTGCAAGTGCGTCGGGCGCTGCCCGGCGATCGAGGCGCGCGGCCTGTAGTCGCAAGCTGTCGAGCGTAGCCCGGAGGGCGGGAGAGATCTTGCCTTCCAAGACGTGCTCGACACGTCAACGCAGTTCACCTAGTGACCAGAACGAGGATCAAATGGCCAAGAGCAAGAGCAACGCCGCAGAGAAGATCTCCCCTCCCGCCGACGCCCCTAAGACCGGGCTCGGCGAGACGATCGAGGAGGTGGAGGCGAAGTGCACGGCGGCCCTCAAGGCGCTGCTGCCCTACTTCCGCAAGGACGCGAAGATCGCGGACGCGCTGGAGGCGGCGTTCCAGTGGGCACTCCCCGAGAAGCGGGCGCGCAAGCTCCGCAAGAAGATCGCGGGGAAGTAGGGAGGACATCATGGCCAGCAAGAACGTGGATCACTTCTGCTACACTAGCGCGGACGAAAAGCGCGGGTGGGTAGGCTGCAAGGCGTGTGCGGAGGAGGCCGAATTCGCCACGGCGCGAATCGAGATCGACGACGCGGCGTTCGCGTTCCGGGGCTCGCGCAATGCGCAGATCTTCTGCGACAACTGCGGATGCGATCTTCGTGAGGCGGAGGACTAGGCTACCGTAGCGCGACGAGCGCAGCCCGGAGGGCGGCAGGGATCCTGCTGCCTTCCTAGACGTGCTCGTCACGTCACAACCAAGGAGAGAACCGTGGAGATCCTCAAGGCGAAGGACATCATGACGCTGCGCGAGTTGGGGCGTCGCGTGATCCCCGAGACCACCCCCGCGCCGCACGGCACGGAGAAGATGCGGCAGCGCATCAAGATCGTGCGCAAGGGCTTCCGCCCGGTGCTCGCGATCTTCGAGTACAACGTGACGCTGTGCGAGTGCGGGATGCTGCCCGTGCCGCGCCACGAGATCGTCGGCGGGAAGACGCACGAGTGCCCCGGCTGCCACAAGATCTACACCCCGATGCAGGACGAGGTCTAGCCATGACCGCCATCCTGGCCGCTACGATCCTGTGGTGCCTCGACTCGGCGGACGACAACCCCGCCAGCGACTGCGGGTTCACCGAATCGGAGATCGAGTGCGTCAACGCCTGCCTGGGCGACGACGACACGATCGACGACAACGTCTGCCCGCAGTTGTGCTTCACCCCGAAGCGCGTGAAGGAGATCCAGAAGTTCCCGCTGTACCA